AATTCACAGATTTTTAAAACTCCTATCTTGCTGTCATTAATATAGTTTCTATATAAACATTCATATTTTTCAAATGAAGAAGATTTAATTTTTAATTTTATTACTTCAAATAACCATAAATGCATAAGTTCATTTAAAGTTACATTTTGAGAATCTACTTTGATACCATTGTTTAGATTATTTAAATATTCATTTTTAAGTTTCTCAGCTTCTTTTTTGCTTTTTCCATAAAACTCCTTTCTTATTAATTTACCATTTGAATCTCTTCCGATAGAAGTAGAAATCCTATAGTATTCAATACCATTTTTAATGCAATTTGTTTTTGTTGCCATTTAAATACCTCCTTGACAGAACTTCTGTTCGATATAAAATTAAAAAATATATAGTACTTAATATACTATTTTTAAAATTTCTTTATAATTCCTAAGTGTGGTTCAAAGTATATTATATATGTATCTATTTCATAATGTGTACCATACTTTTCTTTATAATGCTGAATTGCTTGCCTTAAAAATGTTTCAGTAACATTTAAGTACTCAGCTAAATCATGCGTACTCCTAATACCTTTTTCAAATGCATTTACTAATTGTATAATTCCTACTAATTTTTCATATCCCCAATTTCTAGCTATTTTTTTCTGATTTGTTTTATTCATGAGTTTCTTGTCTATTATCTCCTTTTTAAGTTTTGTGATTATGTCATAATTCTTTTTAAATATTATATAATTGTTCTGCTACAGAATCAGCAGATTGTTCCATATATGTATGCCGCATATCTAAGCCTATTATGTATCCAAGATTAGGCATATCATTGGCTATGTGTTTAACTTCATGTATGAAAGTTTTACATTGAGCCTTATAATTTACTTCACCGTTTAAAATAAGATGATAATTTCCTCTTTTACTTAAATAGACAAATCCTAATATACTAGATGGTAAATTGCAGGCTATAGTAGTTTTTATATTAAATGCATTCATAACTTCATAAAAAGGAATATCTTCATTTAAAAGAGCTTTTAATAAAGGCTTGTCTAAGATATCCATTCTGTCATCCCCTTTAATGATTTATATTTATTTAAATAATGATTTTAGTTTTGAAAAGAATCCCTTATTTTTATTCGTATGATCTTTTTTTGAATCAATAGATATATTTAATTTAAAAGCAACATTATGATTTATTGGCTGAATCCCATTGTATGATTTTTCCCATCCTTTATTTTTTCTTAAATCTATTGTATCAGGTAAAGAATCTACAACAGCTTTAATATTTTCAATAGAAAAACAAGGGCACATTACATAAGGCAATGAATATGTTTTAATTCTTTCCATCATAGCTTGTTTATTAACACGCCATATTGAAGAAGTTATAAAATCACCTATTGTCCACCAAGGATGATTGTAAGCACTTATTTGAAGTCTATGACATCCAAAAGGATTTGCTGTCATTTGACTGGCTCCAAAACAAAAGTCAGGATTACCTGATCTACATTTATCACCATAACAATAATTTAATCCACCAATTATTTTTCTATCCATAACAGTTCCATTTATGATAACAAAACAAGACTTCCAGTTACTCACTAGTTCATATAATTTTATAAATTGTAAGTATTCTTTAGGTTTATCGGAGTAAATAGCTTGATATAAAACTTTATTACTAACGTTATTTTCAATATATTGTGGTGCACTTTGGGCAAGTGCTAGTGCTTGAGGAAAACTTGGAGACCTAGATTCTCCAAAAGATATACTTACATACCAATCTGGAAATTTAATATTTTTAGTAGAAATTTCTTTTGCTTGAATTGGTGTAATGGATGTTGTTGAAGAATGCTTTACTGGTTTATTTGTAGCTTTCTTTTTAGAAACAATAGTTTTAGAATTTTCCTGTTTTGCTATTTTATTATTTAATCTGTTTAATCTATGTTCGAATTCATTTACGTCAGCATTAAAATTTTTATTATTTATAGCTTTAATTGCCATAGTACATATTTTAACTGCCTCTTTATAATGTTTTTGTCTTTCAAGTATTATTGCAGGTCGTTCATAATAAGATGTCCCTTGAGGGGCATACTTAGCTAATATACTAAGATATATTTTTAAAGCTTCATCTTCCTTTTTTAATTTTTCCAAATTCCTAGCTTTTTCATATAAATTAAAGTATATTGAAAAATTTTCATCTTCAAGATACACAGTTTTCAACCTCCAATATAAATAGGACTAAGTTAAAATTATACATTTTTTAACCATCATTTCTGTCTTCTTCATCTTCAATAGCTTTTATAACTCGAATTATTTTTTTTATATCATTAGGAGCCATACTTTTTGTTTGCTTAAAGAGTAATTTTAAATCTTCTCTTTCTTTTAATACATTCCAGAATTCAGACAGCTCTTGATCATCATTTAGGGATTTAGTTATGTTATCTTTGGAAGCATATGAATTTTTAGTATCTGAATTACCTAGAAGATAATCTATTGAAACATTAAAATATTGTGCTAACTTTTTTAATGTTTCTGTATCCGGATCTCGCTGACCTATTTCATACATACCTATAGTTCCTCGAGAAACTCCTAATATATTTGCAAGTTCTTTTTGAGTAATATTTGATTTATTTCTTAAATCTGATAATATACTGCCAAATTTCATAATAAAACCTCCATAATTTTATATTATTATATCACTAATAGTTACATATAATAAAAAATGTAACGAAAAGTTATAAAAACTCTTGACATGTAACTTAAAGTGACTATAATAATAAGTAAAGGTAACGTTAAGTGATATAAGGAAGGTGAGAACAATGAAAAATAATTTAAAAGCAATAAGGGAGGATTTGAATATATCAGGTTATGAATTAGCTAAAAAAGCTAATGTAAGATCTTCTATGATATACATGATAGAAAGTGAAAAAAGAAATCCAAGTTTATTGTTAGCAAGAAAAATATCAAAAATTTTAAACAAAAGTATAGAAGAAATTTTTTTATAAATAAAAGTCACATTTCGTTACAAATAATTATAATGTCAAAAGAGGTAATGTAATTACATTGTATCTTTATTTTATCAACAAAAGGAGGTTAAATAAATGCCTAGAAAAGCAACGAAAGCAGCAGACAATATATATTATAAAGCACGAATTGAAGCTGCTAGTACCAATGACAAGTTAAATAGTAGAGAAGGAGCTTCAGAAGTAATTGGAATTGATAGGACAAGACTTGCACATATAGAACTTGATAGTATTCGCCCTTATCCGGAGGAAGTTTTAATGATGTCAGATGTTTACAATGCTCCAGAACTAAATAATTATTTTTGCTGTGAACAATGTCCTATAGGAAAACATAGTATTCCGCATCTTGAAATTTTAGAAATTGACAGAGTTACACTTCAAGTTCTAGCATCATTAAAAAATATTGATGATGTAAGAGTAACACTATTAGATATTGTAGCTGATGGAATAATCACTGAGGAAGAAAAGCCAAAGCTTAAGTATATCATTGATTCTCTTGAAAAAGTTTCTGTTGAAGCTCAAGAACTTAAACTTTGGGCTCAGAAAAATTTGAAATAAAAAGAATGGAGGACTGGTTATGGATATAACACCAGAACAATTAAAAGAAATTATAAAAGAAGCTATAGGAGAAACTACAAACCCAAAAGCAACCATGACTGTAGATAGCTGTGTAAAATACAGTGGTATTGGAAGAGACAAGATTTTAGAGTTAGTTCATAATCCTAATTCAGATTTTCCTAGATTTAAAGTTGGTTCAAAGTTCCTTATAAACAGGACAATGCTTGAAGGATGGTTGAATAAGATTTCGGAGGAAAAAAGAGTTTTATAGGAGGGATGAAGATGAGCAATTTAGTTAAACAAGTAAATTTTGAAAATGTAAATATGACAGCGTGTAAAACGCCAGAAAATATGATTTTTGTTGGAATTAAAAGTATATGTGACGGATTAGGTGTTGATTATTCAAGCCAGCTTAAAAGAATTGGCAGGGATGATGTACTTCCAGAAGGGATGGTTAAAATGACCATACCTACATCAAGTGGAGAACAGGATACAAATATGTTAGACATTGAATACTTACCATTTTTCTTAATAGGTATTAAAAGTTCAATGTGCAAGGAAGAAATAAGGCCTAAATTAAAACAATTCAAGCTGAAAGCAAAGGATGTACTGTCAGCAGCTTTTATTAAAAAACAACTTTCACCAATGGATCAATTAAGACTCCAATATCAGGTCATAGAACAGCATGAAGAAAAACTCAATGAACTTGATACAAAAGTTGAAAATCTAGCTTTAACTATGAATATTACTGATGGACAGGCTAAAACAATTCAAATATTAGTTCATAAAAGAGTTAAAGCCTTATGCTGCGGTGAAGAAAGTAGTGCTTATGCAAACTCTTCAATAAGGAAAAGAGTATACAGCTATATATGGAGGACGTTGAAGGATTATTTAAATGTTACAGTTTATCACAATATTTTAAGAAAAGATTATAGCTCAGCAATGAAATATATTAGTACCATTACACTGCAGGGAGCATTACTTAGAGAGGTTCAAGAGGCTAACAGTCAAATAGTTTTTGGTGAGGAGGCAATATAGATGGAACTTTGGTATAGGAAGCAGGCAAGTGATAAAAAGTTTAAGGACGGATTAAAAAAGGCCCCATTGTGGCAATTAAAAAATTTGAAAGTTGTATTTGCATTAGAGCAAAGGAAAGGGGCAAAAGTTAAAAGCAGGTTTGAATCAGTACAAAAAGAGATCGGAAGGAGGAAAAAGAGTGTTTAATACAGAGAAGGTAAAAGGGTACAGCAAGTTGGATGTTAAAGATAAGGAACTTTTTAAAAGGTTTTGCCAGAAATTTTATAAGTCTTGGGAGTATCCGGAGGATCATGTACCAACTTCAGTAAAAAGAATGGACAGTAAGTATCTTAAAGTTATTTTAAGTGATGGTGACTGGTTTCATATTTTAAAAGATGGAAGCTGGTATTAAAGAAAGGAGGAAAGACATGGTGTTTGAAAATTTGGTGGCACTTTTAATAGCTGCTGAGAGAAAATGCCCTCAGGAAGTTGCTTTCAAATACGTAGATAGATTAGGACATGAAACTGAGTTTAAAAGAGCGCCTGTATTTAGCTGGACACCTGAGGATATACAGGATGTGATGAAATTTAAGCAGGAAGGTATTAGTAATGAGGAGATAGGTAGCTATTATGGAGTAAAGGCAAATACTATAGAGAATTTATCTTATAAGAAAATTACCAAAGCACCAGCAGATGAACGTAGAAAACGTGGGACCAAAATTGAAATACAGGAAATGTTGAAACTAAATAAGCAGGGGTGGAAGCCAAGAGAATTAGCAGGAAAATTTGATATTAAAATACACACTGTATACAGCAGAATCAAAAAAGCAAAACAGAAAGCAGAGGTGTGATATGGAGATGGACGTGCTTAAAGAAAAGTTAAATAAATATATAGATTTATATGGTCGCCTTGATAAAAGGACTTTAGAAGTTAGCCAGGAACTTGACAAGCTAATAGTTAAAGAAATGAAGGATGGAAAGGAGGTTGATGAGTAAATGAATGGATATTTGCAATGCTTGATAGACCAGTACGTAACTAAGGCTAATAAGGCTTTAGATCCAGAAAAAAGAAACATATACAGAGAAGTTTTAAATGATTTGTTGAAGTTTAAAGAGTATGTTGAAATGCCACAAGAAGCTAGTACGGATGATGTTCATAAGAAACATATTGCACTTGATTTTGTTGGAACAATACCAGGACTTATGGAATACTTAAAAAATTTAAGTTTGAGGCAAGGAGGTATTAAATGATTGAAGTTATTTCAGAGAAAGAAGCAAGTAAGGTAATTGATACTAGGCAGCCTATTGGACAGTTTTTAATTCTAAATAAAGATGGATATGTATGTATTGATAACCAGACCGGAGATGCATGGACAGAAGGCTTTAGAAGTCTAAAGAATTGCTTAATGTTTCTAAATGGAGTAGATGTAGAAGATTGTTTGAAATTGGGGTGATTAAATGAACATAAGTGAAAGAAAAGTATTTGAAGTACAGCATCTAGTACAAGATAAAAATTATGGATATAAAGAAACCGTAGACAAGGTTAAATATGATATTGATGGTGATGAACTCTATGATATGGGAACTGGACAGACTGTATGTCAGGACATTACTACTGCTACAGATGAACAGGTAAGAGATTTATTACAAATAAAAAAGAACCCTCTGCAAAGGGTCCAAAAATAAAATTACGTTAGTTCCATTTTACATTGGAACGGAAAATAAATCAAATATGGAGGGATGGAGATTGTATAAAGTATTAGCAAAGACTAAAGATATGACGGAATTAGAATGGTTAAAAAGCAGACAGCAGGGTATTGGCGGATCTGATGCTGGAGCAATTCTTGGAGTAAATAAATGGAGAACACCATTTCAGGTATATATGGATAAAACTCAAGAAATAAATGAACCTAGTGAGCATAGTGAAGCTGCTTACTGGGGAACTGAACTTGAGGATCTTGTTGCAAGAGAATTTTCAAAGAGAACAGGTAAAAAGGTCAGAAGGAGAAACGCCATACTCCAAAGTATTAAATATCCTTTTATGACAGCTAATTTAGACAGGGAGATAGTAGGGGAAAAATCATTACTTGAATGTAAAACAGTAAATACTTTTGGAGCTAAAGAGTGGGACTCCGAAGAAATACCGGCAAGTTACTTAGTACAAGTCATGCACTATTTAGCAGTAACAGAATATGAAAAAGCATTTATAGCTGTTTTAATAGGTGGGCAAAAGTTCCTTTATAAAGAAATAGATAGGGATGAAGAGCTTATAGAAATGATTGTAAGTGCGGAAAAAGATTTTTGGGAAAACTGCATAGTTAAGAAAGTATCGCCTCCATTAGATGGATCCAGTGCAGCAGAAAAATATGTAAAGGAAAGATATAAGGATTCTAATTCTGGAATTAGTGTAAATCTAAAATCTGAATACAAGTATAAAATTAAGAATTATTTTGAACTTAAAAACACGATTAAGGAGTTGGAGGTACAGGCTAAAGAAATCGAAAATAACGTAAAGCTGGAGTTAGGTGAGGCAGAGATAGGATATGCACCTGATTATGAAATTGATTGGAAGAGCATAACTTCAAATAAGTTTGATAGTAAGAAATTTAAAAAGGATCATCCAGAACTTTTTAAGCAGTACCTGAATACGAGCTCTTATAGGAAGTTTAGTATTAAGGAGGTAAAAGCATAATGGCTAATCCAGCATTTACAACACTTATGAACAGTTTAAACGCACAAATACAAGCTTTAAATGAAACTGGTTTTAAACTTTATGATGAAGATAATCGTGAGTGTTTTATAAATAGAGTTAAATATGATGGTGATGATGATAAATTAATTTGTGAATTTGAGGAGGAGAACTAATGGCCACAAATAAAAGCTTAAAAAATGAATTAACTAAGAAAGAAAAAGAGAAACCACCTAAGGATCCGTTTAAAGCATTACTTTATTCTCCAGGTATAAAGAAAAGGTTTGAGGATATGCTGGACAAACAGGCTAATGGATTTATAACCAGCTTACTTAACTTGAAGCAAGAAAAGTTAAAGGGCTGTGACAATATGACAGTTTTGGGGAGTGCTTTAAAGGCTGCTTCCCTGAAACTTCCCATAGATCCAAACCTGGGATTTGCATGGATAATACCCTTTAAAAACCACGGTAAATTAGAAGCGCAGTTCCAAGTAGGATACAGAGGATTTATTCAAATGGCCCAGAGGTCAGCACAATATAAAAAACTCAATGTAACAGAGATATATGAAGGACAGCTTAAGAGTTTTAATCCACTCACAGAGGAGTTAGAACTGGACCTTGATAATATGCAGTCAGATGCAGTCATAGGGTATGCAGCATACTTCAGGCTTCTAAATGGATTTGAAAAGATGGTGTACTGGAGTAAAGAGAAGGTAACAGCTCATGCAAGAAGATTTAGTAAGAGTTTTGGTAATGGACCATGGAAAACTGATTTTGATGCAATGGCTAGAAAGACAGTACTTAAAAATATGCTTTCAACTTGGGGCATTCTAAGTATAGACATGCAAGAAGCAATTACAAGTGACAGTAAAATAATTAAAACCAATGAGGACAACTATGAGGAACTTGATGAAGAAACAGCGGATGAACCAAAAGTAAATGCGACAGATATAGAGTACACGGAAGCTGAGAAAGAAGAAGATGGAAATGGCCCATATGAGGGCACTCCATTCGCAGAAGATATAGAGGTTTAGAAAATAGTTGGTATTGACTTTTATGTGAGCAGTCAAGTCACTTGCCTGCTCACCCCTTAAAGGGGGATTGAGATGTGAATTATATAAAGGAGATTAATGCCTTTCGGAATTGTTTAAGGACCAATTCTATTCCTGCAATCGCTCAGGCCCTATGGTATACAATCATAGATTACCATAACCACAGCAATTGGGAACCATGGATTACCATCGACAATTTGCGTTTAATGGCAGACTTAGAAATCTCAAAGGGAACACTTACAAAACATAGAAATATTCTTATACAAAATGGGTTACTTTTATATAAATCCATACCAAGAAAAAAAAGTTCGGGTAAATATTGCTTAGTTAGTTTAGTAGAAAAACAAGAAACTGGTACACAAACTGGTCTAAAAAATGAACCAGATATACTAAAGAATAAAACTGGGTCAAATTTTGAACCAGTTCGTGACCCAGAGTGTGACCCAGATCGTGAACCAGACCTTGACCCAGATCGTGAACCAGATGGGGCTGGAAAGCCGCACTGTGAGCCACTTCACGAGAGACATAAAGGTAAAACTAAACTAAACAATAATAGTACTACTACTTCTCCTGGTAAAGGTGCACCTGTGGATAACTATATAGATTTTTTTAATAATAACTTTGGGCATCTCATAACCCCTTTTGAAGAGGAGACTTTGGAAAGCTATGTTAAAGACGGTATGGAGCCACAAGTAATTAAATTGGCGCTTCAAGAAGCAGTTGAAGCCAATGTGAGAGACATCAGGTATTCAAAAAAGGTGCTTAATCGTTGGTTAGATAATAAGCTAACGACGGTTGCAGCAGTAATGGCTGATAAAAAAGGTTTTGAATTAAAGACCAAGCAGCAGTTCAAAGATAAGGTCCATGGGAAAAGTGCGGCCAATTATAGCAAGAAGAAGGACAGCAAATTTGATTTTAAGGGGCGGCAATACAGTAGCAGTCAGGTGCAAGATTTAGAGAAGAAACTTTTAGGATGGGAGGATGGATAGATGGTTTTAACGCATTTTAGTTTATTTACGGGGATAGGTGGAATTGATCTTGCGGCTGAATGGGCAGGGTTTAAAACAATTGGTCAATGTGAGTTTGCTGATTATCCCACAAAAGTACTTAAAAAACATTGGACTAATGTGCCGAGATGGAGGGATGTAAGAGATGTCACAGCTGAGTCTGTTAGAGAAAAAGGAATACGAGACATCACGGTTTTATCAGCAGGATTTCCATGTCAGCCTCATAGCGTTGCAGGAGAACGTAAAGCATCTGATGATGAACGTGATTTGTGGCCGGAAACAGCAGAAAGGATTCGCATTCTTAAACCAAAATGGTTTTTGGGTGAAAATGTGCCAGGGCTACTATCAAGTGAGGATGGACGGTTTTTTGGAGGAATTCTCAGGGACCTGGCCCAGATGGGGTACAGTGTCGGATGGTGCTGCTATGGAGCTGGATGTATTGGAGCTCCGCACAAAAGGGAAAGGATATTCATTATTGCCTACTCCAACAGCAACGGACAGCAAGGGAGGCAGAACCCCGGAAGCATCAAAGAAGGCAGGGAGGACGGCAAGAAACAACTTGAGAGATTTCATAAGACATTTTTATGCAACTCCTACAGCATCCCAGAATTTCAAACCTATACGAGCATTGGCACCGTCAGAGATATCCGAATCCCCAGTTCTTGGAGTGGATGATGGGATTCCCGATAGGGTGGACAGAAGTATAGCTTTGGGTAATGCGGTGGTACCACAGCAGGTATATCCTGTTTTGAAAGCTATTGCGGATATAGAAAATTACAAATTAAAGGAGGAACATGCATGTGAAACTTAAAAATTTGAGCAATATAAAGTGGATTGGCGGCAAGCATGGCAAAGAAGAAAGGTACATGGAGCTTATGCCTAAACATAAAATATTTGCAGATGTTTTCTTTGGATCTGGAGCAGTTACCTTTTACAAAGAAACGGTGCAACCAGCTAATATGACAGTTGTGAATGATATAAATGACAGGCTTATGAATTACATGGTAATCCTAAAAAATAATCCAGGAAGCCTGTACCAAGAGTGCAGTTCTCTTCCGTATTCGGAGAGCTTGTATGAAAAATGGAAATGGGAAGCATGGCCGGAGAATAAGCTTCAATCAGCAGTTAGATTTTATTACCTGATGAGAGTTTGCTTTGGTGGCGGTGGGCATAAATATAAAAATGGCATAGGACTTTCAAAGACAGTAAATAAGGCCAGACAGTTGATGTCAGCTACAGAGCTAATTCCAAAGATGGCAAAGTTGATAAAAAGCTGGAATATACTCTGCAGAGATTTTGAAGAAGTAATAAATTTTTATGACACCAAGGATACATTATTTTTCTTGGACCCACCGTATCTGGGGCATGAAGACATGTACTTCGGGGGATTTCAGGAGAAGGACCATATAAGGCTCAGAAAGGCGCTTGAAAGAATAAAGGGAAAGGCAATGGTTTGTTACTATCCGGATCCACTGATTGATGAATTGTATTCGGGGTGGTACCGAGTTGAATATCATACGGCCAGCCAAATACAAAACAGAACTGACGGAGAAAAGTGTCCGGTCCGGACTGAATTAATCCTTATGAATTACAAGCCTCAGGTGAATGAGCAGTTAAAAATAGTGTAGGGAGGATGGATAAATGAACATAGATAGATTTAGAGAAGTATGTGAAAAAGCTGTAAATACTTATGGCAGAGACATTCAGATGATTATTGCTATGGAAGAGTGTGGAGAGTTGATACAAGCATTAAGCAAGTACCTTAGAGGTAAAGAACACAATGTGGAAGAAGAAATTGCAGATATGGAAATAATGATTCAGCAGTTAAAAATTATGTTTGATTCAAAATCCATAGATGAATGGGTGGAAAAGAAAATAAATAGATTGGACAATAGAATACAAAGCCAAAAGTAGTGCAATTCAACCGAAAACAGGGCAAATTTTAATTTTAAGGGTACAAGTAGTATATTTACTAGTTTAAGAATTAAAAGAAGTTTAAATGGGTTGTATGAGAGTTTTAGAGCATTAGTATTTTAGTAAAGTGGGTGAATGATTTGAGGATAGAAATTAGCAGTAAACAAAAATGCTTTAAATATTTTTCTCAACATGATGATAATACAAAATCCAAATTAATTAATGGGATATCAAAAAAGTTTAAAATATCAAAATCTTTAGCAGAATCCTATTATTATGAATGGAAGAATAAGTATGTGAACTGTGACATTAAAGGGCATAATCGTAATCCGTGGCATAAAAATAAAAATGTAACGATGTAACGTTACATGCATGAAATTTATAAATAGAGGGTGAGGGTATGAGTGAAGCAGAAATTATAAAAAAATACTAAGCCTATAAAATTTGGCAATCAGATAGGGATGGTGATGGATGAATTGGACAGAGGAAGAGTACGAAGCGTATCTCAAAAAGAGGGGACAGAAGCTAGAAAAGCCAAAGGCAAAGGTTCAGAAATACAAAAATAAAGGTGCTTGGTATGATGGTTTGTACTTTAGAAGTCAGCTAGAAATGCAAAGGTACTGTCAGTTGAAGATTCTGTTTTACTCTGGAGAAATAGCTGGATTTATAACTCAGCCAAGGTTTGTTCTTCAGGAAGGCAGCAGTGAAGAAAAGGCAATAACTTATAGTGCAGATTTCTTGGTATTGCATAACGATGGAAGTTATGAAGTTGAGGACACTAAAGGGTATGAATCCGAGCAATGGAAAAGGACATATAAGCAGTTCAAGCTGAGGTATCCAGGTATTGATTTGAAGGTACTAAAGGACGTGTGAGTTAATACGTAAAATGAAATTTATGTGAAGGAGCGAAAATATTACATGACTAAAAATATACAAGAATTAATTGACTATCTTGAAACAGTTAAAAATGCAAGAGGAAAGAATTTGAAGGTTTTCATAGATGGTGAGCCAGTTAATGAATTTGACGAATGCATATGGACAGATAATAATAAAATTGATTTTTTAACAGATGGAAAAACATATTAGGTCGTAAATCAAATATTTTAAGAAGGAGTAAAAAGATGAGATATAGATTAACTTGGATAGATGAAACCGGAGAAAAACAACTTAGAATTTTTGAGGCTAAAACGGAAAGAGTTGCGGTAAATAAAACAAAAAAGCTACTAGACGGAACTAAGATTACAGATCCGTTTTTGTGTCCGGATGTTGAAGAAATGGAGAGGTGAAAAATATATGAATTTGACAACGGAAAACCCTATTCTTTTTAATACTGAAATGGTTCAGGCAATATTAGCAGGACAAAAGACAAGCACTAGAAGAGTAACTAAATTCAAACCATATACAAGCCTTAACGAAACTAATGGAGATTTTGAAATATGTGAGCCAATAACACAAAATTTCTTTAAATGTAGAGACAATTTTATCAGATGGGCGATATCGAAATGTAGATATAAAGTAGGAGATATTCTTTATGTAAGAGAAACATTTTGCTCAAATTATTTTGATGATAGTTTTCAAAATAGAAATGCTTATAAAGCTGATTATGATAAATCTAAAGTTGGTGATTGTGTTCCAGAGCCAAAATGGCGACCTTCAATCCATATGCCTAAAGAAGTAGCAAGGATATTTTTAAAGGTTACAGATGTAAAAGTTCAACAAATACAGGATATAACAGAGGATGAAGCAAAAGCAGAAGGTGCTACTCCTCAAATATGGTATCAGCCTTATGGAACGAAAGATGAAGGAGAGCAAAGATATATAGGTGATATTGTTCGTCAGGAAATTAATTATGTTACTGGATTTGCGCATATATGGGATAAGACAGTCAATAAAAAAGAATATGCATTTCAAAGCAATCCTTGGGTATGGGCAATAGAATTCCAAAAACTAGATAATTATAAAATTTATTTATCTATATATACAGATAATACGCTAAATAAGTAATACGGTATTTTTACGGAGAAGGTGAAAATATGATAATGACTGAGTTCTACAGGCAAAAATTAGCACAGTTAAATAGAGATATTCAGGATGCGGAAATAGAAAGAGATTTTAAGAAAATAGCCAAGCTGCAGGCTGAAAAAGCTGACATTGAAAAGAGAATCAAAGAAAAATAAAAACCAGGGAGATAATTCCCTGGCAAAAAAATAATTAGAGAGGAACTAATATTGAAGTATCTAATATTATAGACATAAATGGGTTATTTATACATTAGGTTAAGGAGTGATGCTGTGAAAGTATTAATGGAATTTGCAGGTTTATACATTGCATCCATGGCGGCATTTGTAGGAATAATAGCTGTGGGTGTACATGTATTTAAAGCTAGAAATAGAGAATAAATAAAATTCTAAAGGGAGGAATATATTTAATGCACAATAAAACATTTAAAGATATGGAACAGAGACTTTTTAATTATTTCAACAAGGATAAAAGATTGAGTGTTTTAAATAAAAGGTTAGAGATTTTGGAAAAGCAAATATCTGAAATAGAGTACAAGTTAAGAAATGTTGATGTAAACCTCCCTGAAGAATCAAGAGCTATTGGCTATGATGAAAGGGTTCAAACAAGTCCTACCGGTGAAAGTTATGCTGAGAGGACTTTACTGCGTATAACGGATAAGTTGTTAAAGGAGCAATCTTGGAAAAAAGAACAGGTGGCTGATGTAGAAGAAACTATTAGGAACATTGAAGCAGATAATACATTTATTGAAGCTAATATAAAAGATTTGAGAGTTGAAGATCAGGAGTTTTTAAAAGAAAAATACAAGTGTGGAAAAAAGGATTGGCAGCTAGGAATGAAGTTTGGTATAAGCCAGCAGGCAGCTACTGAACGGAAGAAAAAGTTATTAAAGAATGTAGCAAACTGGGAAGAGTGGGTTATTGCTAGTAGAGTATAGAATGAAATCTGTACTCTTTTTTTATTTGCAGGAAAATAGTATTATTTTGTAGAAATAGTTACATAAATAAAGAAGGAGGAGAATCATGAGTGACAATGTTGATTATGAAGCATGTATGAACAAAGATTTTTTAGTACCTGATGATACAGAATTATGCAGATATATGACATTAGAAAAATATGTTATTATGTTGCAAAAAAGTGAGTTGCATTTTCACTATGCAAAAGATTTTGAGGACAAATTTGAAGGAACTATGCCTGAATCGTTTTTAAGCGAATTTCCTGACAAGATTCGAGAACAACATAAAAAAATGAGTATAAAATTTAATAAATCTAATAAAACGTATATAAGCTGCTGGAACAAAAGTAGAAATGAATCTTATGCTTTATGGAAAATATACTGTAATTGCCAAGGAATATGTGTTAAAACTA